TCGAAATGGCTACGGAAGGTGGTGCGCCAACAGACATGGGTCAGGGTGTCGGCGCATTGATGATGGCAGGAGCACCGGGACAGCCCGTGCAGCAGTTTGCGGCGGGTGGTGCTGTGCAAGGTTTTCAAGACGGGGGCGGACCTCTAGAAGAGTTATATGGCGAATATTTACCGCTTTATCAAAATCTTATCGCAAAAAGCGACGAGGAAAGAGATAAAGATAAAGCGTTAGCTTTGGCAAGAGCAGGGTTTCAATTTGCCTCTGGACTTGGCCCAAAAGGTGAAAACATCGCAGGACGACCGTTTTTATCACAGGTAGGTGCTGTTGCTGCGCCCGTTTTAGAGGAGTTTGCAGACGCAAAAAAGTCTGAACGTGAACAAGAGATAGCGGCCAAGACGCTGGCCTTGAAGGGTGCGATTGACACCTCTACCGCCCAGAAAACTGCCGATTTGAAATTTCAAAGGGACGTCGTACTAGAAGGTATCAAGGCTGGCATGAAGCCCAAAAAGCCAGTGATAATTGGTCAAAGGGAAACTCTTCTCGGAAATATAATGAATATTTATGGTTTGCCGGATGACAACGAGGTATACAAACCAGTTCCCTTGTTATCTCTGTCTGGAGAGACTCTATTTTCAGATGCCGCCAATCCGGAAGCACCGGTTACCAACATCCCAATAGGGAAAGATCCCGGAGAAAACAGGAGGATTGCACAAACATTCCTTAAACAATACCAAGCAGGCAAAATTGAAGGGGACGCTTTAGAAAAGTTTGAATCAGTTATCGAATCTGCTTTTCCTTTCGAAGTAAAAGATGGCAGAAACGTCTTCAAAGTACCGCTAGATTCTAAGCTTGTAGAGGCGATTACTATGCGAAGCTTGAGCGGAGAACCAGTAGGGTTGCGTCCAGAAATACTGGAGGAAGCCCAGCGCATCGCTGTGAATTTGGCCGAAACAAACCCAAGGTTTGCTGGTGGTGCCTTAAACCCTGAAAACCTAGCCGACCCTGAAATACGTCAGATATTACAGGATCGACGCGCAATACGCCCCGCAAGGGATTTAGACGCAGAGGTAACGGGGCTGGTAGATGTTCTCGAAGGTGTAGACATCACCAAAGGTGCCGGTGCTTATAACCAGTTGGTGAGAACTCTAGGTAGCAAAGTCGACCAAGCGGCAAACATTTTTGGCGGAATCATTGGTAAAAACATAGATCCTGGGATTGCAACAGAAGAAATTGCAGCTTTTAACGCTTTGCGTACTTTAGCGGTTCAAAACCTTATGATTTTGTTGGAATCGCAGCCCGGCAGAGATAATGTGCAGTTGCAACAAAAAATGGAGTCACTACTGACCAACATTGAGCAACAGCCAAGCATGTCCCCAAGTGCTTTCGCAAGGTTGTTAGAAACTTCTTTGCTCTACAATAAACAGGTACAACAGTCTCTGACAGGGGGTAAGGCTCTTGAAGATCTAACGGAGGCAGAGTTCAACTCTGTTAAGCAAATAGCGGGTATTGGTAGAAGTTTAGAGAAAGTGATAGAAACACTGCAAGCACAAGAGGACCCACAAACGCCCGGGCAAGAACTAGATCTCAATCGATTCGTCAATTGATAGAAGTAGAACTATATGGCGGCTTTTAGTAACCCAATAGACTTGAACGTTGAACAGGCTTTCAACACTCTCGTCCAAGAGGGAAAAACAGAAAAACAAGCAATTCGAGAGATAAGAGATGCTCTCGCCCGCGAGACAAATTTCGACACGGGTGCTGCAATAGACTCTGGGGTCAGCGACGAAGAGATAATCGCATTTTTGGTGGGCCGAGATGCTGACGACTTGGAGCCTAGTCGTTTACGCAGCTTTGGACGTGGTGTCGCTAGTGGCCTGATACAAGAAGGCACTACGGCTGCGGCTGGTGTTGCCAGTTACAAAGCAGCGGGACTCGCAGGGAGATTCCTTACCAATCTTGCTCGGGGACTCCCTTCAGGCACTCCTTACACTTTTTTGGCAAAAGCGGGTTTGGGCGTGCTGGGCGCAGGTCTTACAGCGGTATCTGACATACCGGAGGAGACTGAAGAAGCTCTTATTGGCAAAAGACCGTTATTGCCGTCGGAGCGAGGTTTTGCGCGTTCAGGAGAAGTATTAGGCGGGACGTTGGGATACGTTTACCCGACACGTAAGTTATTACAAAAGCTGCCAGAAGATCCGAATGACATAAACCTCGGGTCACGGTTCTTGATGCAAAACCATTTGCGGGCCAGAAACAGCAAACTAAAGGGCGAAACGGTAGATGTAGACACGCTACCAAAGACTCCAAAAAGGGTAAAAGCTGTAGAAACGTTAGAAAAAATAGTCGCTGGTGCTGGCAGATCTGCTCGTGAGCGTGGACCTCTTACTTTTTCAGCCGGAGAAGTCTCAGCGGCTACCTTACCGGCTATCACTGAAGGTTTGATCACGGAGTTTGCGCCCGGTAGAGACGATCTAGCATTGATTGGCGGTCTCACCGCAGCTTTTGTTCCCTCTCCTGTCACAATGGTTGCTACGGGGGTGGGAGCGGCAGGAAGTAGGGCGAGACAAGAAATACAGCAAAAAGGTTTTGTTGGTGCTAGTAAAGACATTTTTGGTTTGAGGACACTCGGAGAAAGAAAAAGACAACAACAAGCCGGGGCCTACTTGATTGAGGCACTGAGAGACGCTGGAGAAGATCCTGATGTTTTTTTCAAAGAATTACAGGAAAAAATTGCCGCTGATCCGGATCTAGCAGCTACTCTGACACCGGGGCAACTCACCAACCACCCGGTCATCCTTCTGGCTGAAAAAACATTTGCACAAGGCCGACCAGATCTGACAAACGCGCAGAAAGATGCCGCAAGAAAAGGTGCGGTGCAGATGACGTTATTAATTGAAAGCTTGAAAAAGTTGGGTACTCCGGAAGCTCTACGAGAAGCCGGTAAGTTGGAAAGAGAAGCTTTTGAGAATTTATTGATTGGTGGTTTGGACAAAGCCTTGTATAACGCCGCCGCAGCTTCTGATCGAATTATTGCGGCAAGGGGACCGGAAAATATTACCGGTCAAATGGAAGCCTCAGAGATTGTTGCTAACGCAGCAGATCAGGCCCTGGAAACTGCTCGTAAGTTTGAAAGTGATTTATACGGTAAAATAGACCAAACGATGGCGGTCGATACAACCCCAATCCTCCAAGCTTTTTCTAATCTAATGGACCCGGCTGCCGAAGGCGGTCTTATACTTGGATCGGGAGACCCGATTTCATCAGCACTTCGGAACTACTTGAAGGACTTTGGTTACACCTTTGATGCAGAAACCGACGTCATCATTCCTATGGCGGCAGGAGAAGTGAGAGATTTTGCAGAGACGGACTCCCTTGGTAATTTGTTGGCTTTTAGAAGGATGCTCCAACGAGAGTTGAGGGCTGCGGGCAGCGCAGCGGAGCCGATAAACAAAGCAATCTATGGCCCACTCGACCAAGCTGCACTCGAAGCCGTTGGGGCAGCCGGAGCTAGGGCAGATATGACGCCCACGAGTTTGAATATACGTCAAGCCTTAGATTTCTCTCGTCAACTAAACGATGTGTTTTTACGATCTTTCACAGGAGACCTCACTCGAAAAAGTCGTCGCGGTAAAGATATAATTTTGCCAGAGGATGCTCTTGATAGACTTTTTACCGGCGGTTACACCAAACAAAAAGTCAATCTCGAAGCCATGAAAGAAGCCTTCGGCTTCGTAGACGAACTTGGGGATACACAGTTCAAAGGTACCGTCAATTCAGCCGTCGATTTTTACATACGAAACATTTTCGAAGACCTTATCGAAGAGCCTGTTACGCCGCTCCGTACAGAAATACGTCCAGCAGAAGGTGCTGAACCGGCCAGAGTAATCGATACCTTAGAAACTGGGGAACCGGGAGAGTTACGGCCCGACAATTTACGGATTAATCCTCAAAAATTACGCAGATTTCTCAATCAAAATAAACCAATACTTCAAATTTTGGACGACGAATTTAATCTTTTGAACGACTTGGATAACGTTGAAACAGCGCAAGTTGCTTTAGAAACTGCTTTTGCGGACGCTTCACAAAGAGCAGCTACAAACCGTAAGCAAGTGTCGTTGGCGATGTTTTTGAACGCAGACAATTCTGCAAGCGTTTTAGCCAACGTGCTTGCAAGCCCGACGGCAAAACGAGGTATCAGAGACCTTGCCAAGCGGATCAAAGAATCCCCCGACCCAAACGAATTGAAAGATGGTTTGTACGCCACTTTGATTGACCATGTTATTAGCGAGTTCCCAAACAAATTCGGGTCCATTGATTTTGCTGATTTATCAGTCTCTGGACAGTTCCGCCCCGGAGAGGGTAAGGGTGGTCTCGATTTCGAAAGAGCCTTCGAATTTTTATTTAACACCGACGAGCTAGGGAAAAGAGGGTTCCAAAAAGGTCAGGGCAGTGTGATGACTACCTTCTTGCGAGAAGGTCTCGTAGAAAAAGAACAAGTCGATAAATTACGGTCGTTTTTGCTACGCGGCCGGGACCTCCAACGTGCCTTGGACCGTGGCGTAGATGACTTCATCAACGTGCCAGAATCGGACGCGATGAAAGATCTTGTTTCTCGAATCGCTGGTGCCCAAGGTATCGCCATGTTGATGAGGACTGCGGGTTTGAGTCCTACCATACAAACAACAGGAGCCGGTGCTCAGTTTATCAAAAACCAGTTTGCGACACTGCCTACGTTGGCTTTCCGAGATATTTTGGTAGACGTAACAAAGCCAGGTGCCTCTTCTCTGTTAGCAGACTTTCTGCAAAAGGGCAGACAAGCCAAAGACCTTGGTGATTTAAATCCGGTCTACAAATACATCGGTCAATTCATTCTCGGATCTCCAAGCTACGTCGCCTCGACACCGTTCAGAGATTTGCGTGAGGATGCCCGACCTTTACCGCCTGCACCGCCGCCACAAGCTGTGCAGCCTGTGTCTCCTCCCGTGCCGGGACCACAACCTGCCGCGCTTCAAGGACCAGTGCCACAAGCGTCAGCCATGCCGATGGGAGCACCATCTGCACAACGGCAACGGTTTGCGGCTTTATATCCTGACGATCCCGTATCTCCGCTTATTCAAGCGCAAGGGATTGCGACACTACCCGTATCCTAGATAAGCCATCCTTTGGCTTCTTCACCTAGCACTTGTTGTGCTATGTCAATCTTACTCTTCAGGGCTTTTATTATTTTCTCATCAACGGTGTTTGGACTAACCAGATCCACGTACAGCACGTGGTGTTTTTGACTGATACGGTGTGCTCGATCCTCTGATTGCAGTCTGATCTCCAGATCGTATGAGTTGTTGAAGTAGATAACGTTGGTTGCTGCTGTCAGCGTCAAGCCATAGCCGCCGGTCTTTGGATTAGCCACAAAAAACCGCACTGGACTATCTGGGTCCTGAAGCTGCGCTACGATAGCGTCTCGTTGATCTTGTGGCGTGGCCCCATAAAAGGTGACTACACTTTCTTCTCCAAACTTGTCTGCCAGAGTCTGTTGAATTTGTTCTATGTCGTACACGTAGCTGGCCCAGATGATTACTTTGCCAAGCATTTCGCTAATCACATCCAGCATTTCATTGATTCTGTTACTGGCTAACGGTTGTATGTCTCCATCATCAGTTCTCAAATGACCACAACAAATCTCCTGCATACGCATGATTTGGGTCAACACGCTTTGTGTCGTGGACAATTCACCTCTATCAAGCATGGCAAGAGCGAACTCTTTCATCTGTTTGTATGCTTTGTCCTGCTCATCTGTCAAAGGCACCGACCTCTGCATGTAAATTTTATTCGGCAGATCGAGGCAATCCTCTTTCAGCACCCGATGACTGTGGCGTTCCAGCTTGCAGTTCAACTCTTCCAAGTTTCGATACCCGGTAATTTGTTGGAAGCTCCTCGCTCCAAAACGTCTTTGTGTGACAATCGCGTATCTACCCTGGAATGCATAATAAGAGTCAAAGCCCAGAATCCGGCTATCCAGAAATGCGAACTGACTGTACAAATCCATTGGATTTTTGGTTATAGGAGAACCGGTTAGTATTCGTTTGTATTTAGCAAGTTTGCCCAGTTTGATAATGTTCTTCGTTCGCTGGGCCTGACGGTTCTTGATTGTGGTGCTCTCGTCTACTACAACGAAACTATTCTTGTTCATCTGTAGAAAATCGTTTGCTACTCCAAACCCCTTCTTTGTAGACAACGCTTCGCAGTTCATAATCAATATGCGGAGTGCGTCACCAGAACCCCGCGCCACTTGGATCAACCGCTTTTGAAACTTTTGAGTGGTGTTTGGTTGCCACAATAAAGAATCAACGGCCACGTCATCACTCATGTGGTCTGGTATCTCTTTGTGGTGCCAGTTGCCATAGACACCTTTGGGGGCGATTACTAACGCCGCTTCTATTTCTTTTTCCTGAAACAACATGCCCATGCTGTCGATTGCGACCTTTGTTTTTCCGGTCCCCATCTCCATGAGCAGGGCGAAGTTGCGACGATTCCAAGATTTATCCAAGGCTACTTGCTGATGGTCGTAAGGTTTTGTTTTGAACTTGTACATTTTCTTCTTTTGTATATTGACATCTAGGATATTAAGGGATTAATCTCATGTTTGGAAGTGCTTAACGGCACTATGACATTAACGAGATAGAGGAAGCACGATGAAGGACCTGCTTGATGAGATGGCCGGAGACAGTGAAAAGTCACTGGACATCCCAGAGAACTCGCAACTGGGAAGTATAGCAAAGATAGCTGAAGAGATCATTGCACAAGAAACCTTAGTTGACAGTTTAGAAAACGACCTCAAAGAAGCCAAAAAGAAACTACTGGATTTGACCGACAATGAGCTACCCGCAGCGATGCAGGAACTCAATATGTCTGCTTTCAGTATGGGCGATGGCTCTCAAGTGACTCTCGAACCCACATACGGTGCTCGTATTCCAACCGCAAGGAAGGATGAAGCATACGAGTGGCTGCGGCAGCATGGTGAGGCGGACATCATCAAGAATACCGTGACGGTTAGGTTTAACCGGGAGCAGGACAATGAGGCCAACGCTCTGGTTGATGACCTGATGCAACGTCAGTTTATGCCTGAACAAAAATCTGAAATACATCCGGGGACCCTGCGTAGCTGGGCGAAAGGAAGGATAGAAGACGGGAAGGAGTTACCGATGGACATGTTCGGTGTGTGGGTTGGTCAGAGAGCAAAAATCAAGAGGAATGAAAATGGCTGAGAAAGAGAAAGAAGTGGCCGAAAAGAAGGCTGGGACACTTGCATCATTAGATGTTGATATGTTCGAAGAGGATGCCGGTGCTGGCATGGCAATGGATCAGGAGGACTTTGCACTTCCGTTTTTGAAAGTGCTGAGTGCTTTGGACCCTTTGATTCAAGAGGGTGAGATTGATGCCAAGCCGGGTGACTTGTACAACACTGTCACCGGCACGGTCTATAGCGGTAAGAAAGGTGTGAACGTCATTCCTGCCCACTACGAAAGAAGATTTCTTTTGTGGGCACCCCGAGGCAGTGGATCGGGTGCGCCTCTTAGTATCTTTGGTCCAGGAGACAACAGGCCAGAGACAAAGCGAGACGAAAACGACAACAAAGACTATGTAGTAGGTGGCGACGGTCAATATATTGACGAGACACACCAGCACTACGTGGTAATCGTTGAAGAGGACGGAACGTTCAGCACAGCTTTGATTTCTATGAAGTCAACGCAACTGAAGAAGTCTCGCAAATGGAACACGATGATTGCATCACGGTCCATGAAAAACAGTGAGGGGCGTAGTTTCACACCGCCACGGTTTAGTCACGTCTACAAGCTGACAACGTCAAGCGAAAAGAATGACAAAGGCCAGTGGCACGGTTGGAACATTGAATTGGTCGGTCAGGTCGAGGACGCTGAAGTGTATCACTCTGCTAAATCGTTTTACGAATCCATCAAAGGTGGGGAAGTAACGGTGAAGCATGAGATGGAAACACAACCAGAGGGGTCTCCAGAACCCTTCTAGCCGCAAATGGGGAACCCGGTCTCCTAAAGCCCAGCTTACTCGTCTTCGACCTGCTGGGCTACCCGGGCTTGGAATTTAGATGATTGAACGATTTAGTAAAATTTTTGACGGCCTGAAAAGTGCTTACGGCACATACAAGATCAACGGTCGCGACACCAAGGGCAAAGCAACAGGCAAAGCCACGGTAGTCAAAGAATCCAGAACCGAAGAGACATGGCAAGCACACCTGTCTGGACAACAAAGCATCGGCATCATACCCATCAACGAAGACAATCAAGTCTGTTGGGGTTGCATAGACATTGATGAATACAACTTCGATCACCAAAAGTTATTAGAGCAACTGCAAAAAGCGAAACTACCTTTGGTGGTATGTAGAAGCAAAAGCGGTGGTGCTCATGTGTTTTTATTCACTCAGACGTTTATCCCAGCAAAAGACATGCAGGACACCCTGAAAAGATTAGCAGTGTCCTTGGGCTACGGATCATGTGAAATATTTCCAAAGCAGATTGTCTTACATCTCGAACGTGGCGATGTGGGTAATTTTTTAAATACGCCGTATTTTGATCACGAGAACGGCTTACGGTATGCATTCAAACAAGACGGCACAGCCGCGACAATAGAAGAGTTTTTTGAACTGTACGATGAAAACGTGCAGACCCATGAACAGGTCTTAGCTCTCAAAGTAGAGGAAGACCCGGACTTACCACTCAAAGACGGGCCGCCTTGCTTACAGGCCCTCTGTCAACAGGGAATACCTGAAGGGGCCAGAAACAACGGTCTATTTAACCTCGGTGTCTATCTCCGCAAATCCAACCCTGAAGGCTGGGAGTCAGAGATTTTAGAACACAACATGAAGTTCATACATCCGCCACTGCCCTTGGGCGAAGTCAACACCGTGGCGAAACAACTGGAGCGAAAGGACTACGCTTACAAGTGTAACGATGCCCCTATCAACAGTGTGTGCAACCGTGAGCTATGCATGACACGCAAGTTTGGCATAGAGGGTGTGACAACTGGGGTTCAGATAGCAAACCTCAGAAAGTACAACAGCATACCGCCCGTTTGGTTTGTTGATGTGATGGGACAGCCGTTAGAGATGGGAACGGATGATTTGTTGAACCAAGGCGCGTTTCAAAAAGCCTGTGTCGATCAATTGAACTTCCTGCCACGGACCATGAAAAAAGATATCTGGGAGACGCGGATCAACGGATTACTCAACGAGATGAGTGACACGGAAGGCAGTATCATTGAGGTGTCAGAGGATGTCAGTATCAACGGGCAGTTCAACGATCATCTGGAAGACTTTTGCACCGGTCATCAAGCGGCAGAAGATAAAGAACAAATACTCCTGAAGCGTCCGTGGACAGATGAAGAAAGGGGCGAGACTTATTTCAGACTTAAAGATCTGGAGCAGCATTTGCTCAAAGCAAACTTCAAACACTTTAAGACTCATCAGATAGCACAGAGATTGAGAGACCTCAACGGTCATTCCTCTTTGTTGAGAATACAGGACAAACGAGTCAGACTGTGGCGCATACCGGCGTTTCATCACGATAAAACATCGTTGAGCATCCCCCGGTTTACCAACGAGGAGGAGATACCGTTTTGAAGAAAGCAGACGGTTTTGATGATGCAATAATCGGGATCGCATCCCTGCCGGGTGGTGAAGATGTCATTGTCTATGACTACTATCAGTGTTGCATCATTCTCGAAACACGGGACGGGATGACAGAAGAAGAGTCTGTTGAGTACATGGAGTTCAACGTAGTAGGCGCATATGTTGGTCCCGACACCCCTGTATTTGTAAGGTTGGGCGACACGGTCGAGGATTACTGATGCAAAGGATTTTTGGACCCCCGGGGACAGGCAAAACTACTACGTTACTGAATCTGGTTGACCGGGCACTGTCTGACAATGTCCCTTCCAACCAAATTGCGTTCTTTGCGTTCACCAGAAAAGCCGCGACAGAAGCAAAGGAAAGGGCCGCTGAACGGTTCGGACTCAATCCGAAAGAAGATCTGCCGTTTTTCAGAACTATACATTCTTTGGCGTTTTTTCTGACCGGCTTGAAATCAGATCAGTTGATGACCGCAGAGCACTACCGGGAGGTAGAAAACAAAATTGGTATCAACCTGGTGAGTGGTGAGGCTCGACTGCATGAGGTAGAAGAGGATCTCAGTAATAGTCTACGGCGCGAGTCACCCATACTGCGTCTGATTACTTTGTCGCGTTTGAAAAAGACATTGTTAAGGCAGGAGTACAACTTCAGTGATGTGGAATACACGTGGTTAGAGGTCGATTACGTTGCATCTGCGTTGGCTCAATACAAAAAAGAGCACATGTTGTTCGACTACACAGACATGTTAGAACTTTTTGCCAAGTCAGCACATCAGACCTGCCCGAGTTTTGAGCTTGCAATGTTGGATGAAGCGCAGGATCTATCCCCGCTGCAGTGGGATATTGCTCACGCCATCGAGAAAAAGTCGAAAAGAATGTACTGTGCGGGCGACGATGACCAAGCCATCTACCGCTGGAGTGGTGCAGATGTAGATCATTTTATCAACCTGCCGGGTGGTAGCGAGGTGTTGGAGCAAAGTTTTCGGGTGCCACGTAAGATACACGAGATTGCCAACCGGGTGTGCTCCCGGATTGCTAGACGGTTCCCAAAAAACTATTTGCCGAAGAAAGAAGAAGGTCAGGTCAGAAGGATCACAGAGTTTGGTGAGTTGAACTTGGGCCACGGATCATGGTTGTTTCTGGCACAAGCACAGTATCACCTAAACGGTGCCCGCAACTTTTTAAAATCCCAAGGTTTCTTCTTTGAGCACAAAGGCGGTCAGCACAGTGTGCGTCTGAAAATACGCCAAGCTCTGGAGGCGTGGAGACTTCTAAAAAATGGTCAAACGATTACATACGAACTGGCGAAAGTGTTGTATCAACACATGACCGGTAACGGTGTCCGGGTGGCAAGAGGACACAAAAGGATTCTTGGGGAAGAAGACGACACGTTCACTTTTGAGCAGCTTCGAGACAATCAAGGTCTGCTGGCAACTCAGGATATGACGTGGCAAGAGGCTCTGGATAAAATCCCGGGCGTAGATGTGGCATACATCAACGCGCTCGTGCGGCGAGGCGAAGACCTCACCCAGCCGCCTCGGATACGATTGAGCACGATCCACGGAGCAAAAGGTGGCGAAGCCGACAATGTGGTCCTATTTACGGACCTGACTGTGGCCGCAGAACAATCGATGGAAAGAGACGCAGATTCAATACATCGGGTGTTCTACGTTGCAGTGACTCGTAGCAAACAAAACCTTTTCATTGTGGAACCTGAAAACTTTCAAAGGAGCTATGCGTTGTGACCGATGATAACGTTAACCAACCCAAGCATTATCTGATCGGAGGCATAGAAGCCATCGACGCGATGATCATGGTGTTTGGGGCCAAATCAGTAAAAGTTTACTGTCTATGCAATGCGTTCAAGTATCTATGGCGATGTATGCATAAAGGGAAAGAGACAGAGGACATAAAAAAGGCGATTTGGTATTTACGTTTTGCCATCGGTGACGACCCCAGAAAAGATCATGCAAAAAGAGACTAGACTACAGTTTCCGTTATTCACCCCACAATCTGAATGGACACCGCCTTTCGAACTGAGAGACCTGACGGGTTGTAAAGAGATCGCAGTTGACCTAGAAACACGCGACCCTAACTTGAAACAAAACGGCCCCGGTTGGCCTAGAAAAGACGGAGAGGTTGTGGGTATCGCTGTCGCAACAGAGGGCTGGGAGGCGTACTACCCCATCGGTCATGTCGGCGGCGGTAACCTGGATCAAGGTATTGTGATGCGCTGGTTGAAAAAACAAATGGCAACCGACGCAAAAAAGATTATGCACAACGCGCCATACGACTTGGGCTGGCTCAAAGCGATGGGTGTAGAGGTCAATGGAGAAATTATCGATACGATGGTCATGGCGGCCCTGCTCGATGAGAACCGCTACAGCTACAGTTTGAACGCCCTGTCATACGATTATTTAGGCGAGGCAAAGAGTGAGAAGCTTCTGACCGAAGCCGCGATTGAGTTTGGTGTCGATCCGAAGGGAGAGCTTTGGAAGCTACCGTCCGCGTTCGTTGGACCATACGCCGAGCAGGATGCGAGGTTGGCTTACGATCTGTACAAATTTTTTAAAATTGAGATCAGCAAGGAAAGTTTGGAAACGATCTTTGACCTCGAAACACGGCTCACGCCCTGCCTGATTGACATGACGTTTCGCGGCATACGAGTCGATCTGGAGAGGTGCGAACGAACGAAGCAGGCTTTGCTGAAAGAAGAAAAACAAAAACTCAAAAAGATCAAAGACTTAGCTGGCATGGACGTGGAGATATGGGCAGCGGCATCTCTAGCAAAAGCGTTCGACAAGCTGGGTATAAAGTATGCCCGGACGCAAACCGGCCAACCGTCGTTTACAAAAGTCTTTTTGTCTGAGCATCCACACGAGTTTGCGAAATTGGTAGTCGAAGCACGTAACCTAAACAAGGTACAAGGAACTTTTATTACTTCGATTATGAAGTATGTGAGCAAAGAAGGCCGCATACATGGTCATATCAACCAGTTGAGATCCGACGAGGGCGGTACAGTCAGTGGACGACTGTCCATGAACAACCCCAACCTTCAACAGATCCCGGCACGTGATCCAAAACTCGGTCCCATGATCCGCAGTTTGTTTCTGCCGGAAGAAGACGAGCAATGGGCGGCCGTAGACTTCTCGCAACAGGAGCCACGGATCTTGGTTCATTACGCGGATGTGTTTGGTGAATGGAAGAATACACCGCTACGTGGCGCAAAAGACTTTGTAAAAGCGTACAACGACGACCCGGACACGGATTTCCATTCTATGGTAGCGGAGATGGCTCAGATCCCAAGAAAACAGGCCAAGACGATAAATCTGGGTTTGATGTATGGCATGGGTGTGAACAAGATGAGTGGAGAGTTGGACGTGCCGGTAGATGAGGCTAAAGAGATTACCAACCAGTACCATAGCCGCGTACCGTTTGTGAAAGAACTGATGCAAGGTGTCAGTCGATCCGTTGACAGTAAAGAAGATGGCGCGATACGTTCTCTCAAGGGCCGCAAGTGTCGATTCAATTTGTATGAGCCGTTAGGCTACGATTTGAAAAAAGCGATGCCAAAGGCAGAAGCACGTGCTACATACGGAGATACGACACCTTTACGACGTGCCTACACGTATAAAGCTTTGAATAGATTGATCCAAGCCAGCGCGGCCGACATGACCAAGCAGGCAATGGTTGATCTGTACGAGGCGGGGGAGCTACCCCTGCTCCAGGTTCACGATGAGTTGGGCTGTAGTGTAATGAACGCAGATCACGCACGACGGATCAAAGAAGTCATGGAGAACGCGATAGAACTAAGGGTTCCCAATAAATGTGACATTGACCTTGGGCCAAGTTGGGGAGAAGCGAAAGAACTTGCGTAGTATCGCTGACAGTCCTATAATTTCCGATATGGATACAGAAAAATACAAATCAGTGGCGGTGCCTCGGGACGTTTATCAGGATATAAAAATCTTGGCAAAGCACGAGGACCGTCCAATTAGTAAACAACTGGTAAAGATTCTCAGGGAATGGGAACAAGACCGTATCCGCGAGGCAGAACGTCTCACGGAACGTCTCCCATAGACATGCCCATAGATTCATCGGTTTTGTCACGTCATTCCGAGAGGTTCACTGTGGGCGGGGCAAGGGCTGCTACCCTTGTATTTGCTAAGATGTCGATCCCTTGATTAGGGTCAGGCTTCATCAGGCCTTCCGTAGCGCACCGCACCGCTTGACCCGAAGTGCGGTTTATACCAATATCCAGACATCCTTTTCTTCTCCTCAGATAAAAGGTAGCGACCAGAAGGCCTACCCTTATTGGCCCGACACGGCCCGATGCCGCCCGGGTGTCGCGATGGCGGCACCTTTTCTTTTGTTTTTATTACTATCTGGCTGTAACGCTTTTGAACCAGCACAACGTTCCGGTTGGGCTTACAAGGGCCACGAGTACGTGAACTGCCCTGACCGTAAAACGATCAAAATGTGTGAAAAGGCGGGACCTTACATGATTTGCGAGTGTGCTCTGAGGTAGGGAAGGGGTCGGTGTATGGGAGTCACACGCGACCCCCTATGGGGTCAAAGATAAGATATCACAAGATCTTCTTTGGTGTCACGTTGAAATCGTCCCCAGCTAAAAACTGAGTCTGTTCTTTCAACGCATCGGGGTGATGCGGTTCGCTCGTCATCGTCATGCCCATCAGTTGAAGTGTCGGGGGGTTCTCTTTCATACCCTCTTCGATTTTTTTCATCAACGGATGTTCACGGACCTGGTTCAGCGACAACGACTGATACACCACTGTCGAGGGTTTGTGCGTAGCCAGGTTTTGATAGGTCACTGCCATTGTAAACTTTCTAACCATCAGTTAGCTCCTTTATACCCTTGTTTATGATCTGACGTTTTTTCTGCTCCAGCAACTCCGTTGGTGTCACTTTCCCTCTTTCGAGGCGCAAAATATCGAAGTCTGTGATACTGGAGAGAAGACGTACGTGGTCGATGATAGAAGTGATACCTTCTTCAAGCTTTTGTTGTACCTCGACGATATACTGGCGGTCCCATTTCATACTTTCTAAGTGCTTGTGCCACTCTTCTTTTGTATCCGGCCAATCGTCGTTCGGACCGGGTACCTCGTCTATCCACTGTTTTACTGTGTCTAGACACTTCAACAGCATTTGATAATCATCTTCATCGAGATAGATTTCTTTCTCGTTCTCGTCGCCCATCACCAAAGTGGCAAAAGCCCCGTACTGTTCTGGTGTCTTCTCATCCCATTTCATCAATCTTCTCCTTTATTTTATTTGCCCAGTTTTTGTCGTCACCGACTTCTATTACTTCTGCTTCCGTCAACCTGAAACCATTTGCTCCTTTTTCGTCAATACGGTTTCTTGGTACTTCATGGAGCCGGACAAATTGCGGTACGTGGGGTATGTACCCGCCTTCCTCCTGCGGCACCGACTTTGTTTCGTTGTACAGCGCGTCCCACAAATCACCACGATCCACTGTGATAGCCGCGACCAACAACCCATCCGTAAAAGTCTTGTTCCAACCTTTCTCTAACTTGTAGAAAAATTCTAAAAACGCGATGCACGGGTCATCAGGCCAATCCATTTCTTTTAAAAAATGATCCAAAATGTCCACGTGTTCTGCCGATGGCAATGCAAATAAATAAGCTTTGTAGCTCACTTTTCTTCTCCTCTTTGTTTTTCAAACGCCCGACGTTGCAAAAAAACTGTCAACGCCTGTTTGTGTTTACCACTTCCGAACCAAACCAACCCCTCCATCAACCGATGGAGCACCCTTTGAAACGTCAGCTTGCCCGACCCGCCGCTCTGTGTAGTGCGAATCGATTTTTCTCTGACTTCTCTCACGGTGTATTTCAAATCTGCAAAGGCCGCCCAATCTGTTTCAACAGCCATCACATACAGACTGTTACCCTTGGGCTTTGCTTTCTGTGCAATCTTGGGTGTCATAAACGAATTGACCAACAAATCCAAGTTGTCAATCGTGTACGACCCGTACTTTGAGTAATCTTTTTGCTCGACTACCTGTACATCAGGGTCTATGACCTCCGGCTCAGGCTCTGCTTTGACGATCTCTTTGTTGATGACCACGACATTGCTTCGCGGACGTTGGTCCATTGTACGGGCTTCAACTTGCTTCAAAGCCCGCTCGATCTTTTTTTCCGTGGACGCGCCGACCTCCTCGGGTTCTATCTCCCGTTGTGTGGCTTCCAACTCAATCGGATCGTGATTAGTAAACTCTACTCTGCGACTCGATATCTCTACGATACGTTTCTCTTCGAATAACAATGCATTCTCGTGATGTCGCCACTCTTTCGGGTTGCATAACTCCGACATTTCTACCATGACCCCGGATCTGTCCATGAGGTTACCCATCAAAACCTGGTCAATAACGTAGCCATTCAACTCTCGGCGTTCATGTTCTACCACTTCAAACAACTGATCTTTCATAACGCTTGCACCGTTAGGTAAGGGTTGCTTTTTTAATCTTCGAACAACCCGTTCAAAGATCATTCCTTTTCTAAGTTGGTCTGCTTTCATTCACTTCTCCTCGTTTTTGTGAATCCAAAATTTTTTTCGCTAGCCGTAAGCCGCGAATCTCACCAAGCATTTCGACGTCAAAATGGTCATAGCAGTCGAAGCCGCCATTCTTTTCGATTTGACATTCTCTTTCGAAAATCTCTTTATCGATTTGATCGATGACCATTTCTTCGGGTGTCAGCACTCTCGGCACCGACAAAGTTTTGAATTTGGGTTGGAACCTTGATTGGAATTTTTGTTCGGACTCTTCATCTATTGCTCGTTGACATTGATAACAAGCACAGTGATCACCTACGAAAGTCATACTTTCCACATAATCTCTGTGACCACACTCGTCACACGTGGTTAAATCTTCTCGGTTGACATTTCTCATTCTTGGTCCTCTAAAAATCCCCGCCTTTCGGCCACGACGGACGGGGACACGTCGCTTCTAAGGCAGGAGTATTTGCCTTGGCCTATTCGGATGACTCGTCATACTCTGCTTTTCTACCTTCCATGCGTTGGGTCGCTTGATTCATGAACCAATCCAAACCGCTTTGTTCTTGTATTGTCTCTTGCAACTCCAACAAACGACACTCTGCTTGGTACATAGCGACACCGGCATATCCCAAGCCAACTTCGTTGACTCCATATCGCTCACCGTCTTTTCCAACCGTCTCTGCTTCTTCTCGATAGAATTTTACGTCGCTGATAGTTCTATTCAGAAGGTCCATCAGCAACGCCACTTGGTCGTCATTCAGTTCAATGTGCATCTATTTCTCCTTTTCCGATGTGTATGTCTTTGTCTGCAACGTAGTAGTTGCCATCCTCGTTCCGAACTAAAAGCTCGTCTTTTCTTTCCGGGATATACAGTCTGGAAACCATAGTTATCGGATGGATCATTACAGCGTCATTTGGCTCTTCATCCCTTTGTATCATTTCTTTGTAGTAAATCGCCGCGTCCTTTGGTGAGCCAAACTCACCTACGATCCCCATGCCGCCGTCTTCTTGTGTGATGACGATGCAATATTTGTGGTAATCGGTGCCGCCGTGCTCCATCTCCAAGGCTTCGTAATCCTCTTGTGTTGCCATTTCCTTTGTCATTTATTTATCCTCAGATCGACCACTTGGTCCACTCGAACTCAATGTCGTCCGTGGTCCATTTTGTATACTCCGGGTTGCGCGTCACATTCGCACACAACATTACATCACCGTTGTCATCGACCTTCACATTGAAAGCTATGACATCCCCGGCACTAGCCTGCGCCTTGAACACCGTCGCAGGAATACTGTACCGCTTGTCCTTGCGACCGCCCTTGCCAGTGACCCGGTAGAATCGGATCACGGTCTCTGTGCCATCCGGGAAGTGAAGCGGTAGCTCTTTCTTCTCACCATTCGACAGTAGATCAAAATCGATCCCCATCACCCGCGCCAAACGGGCCAAGTCCTTGAAGCAATCTGGGTTGCCTTTCTCCATCATTGTTTTGGTCAGCTTTTTACTGACAGCCGGTATTGTCACATGCATTATTTTTTCTCCTTTTTTAAAATTGCATTGATGTTTTCGAGTGTTTTGTTCTTTTCTTTGAGATCTTCGATTATCAGCCAGACCGTCTTGAGGATCGTATCGATGTCTTTCTCTGCCGCTTCAGCGCGTTTAATAAGTTCTTCTATCTGTTCTTCGGACAGGGTGAGTTCTAATTTGATCATGTTCGTACCTTGTAACAACCGCCAACAACGTCGTCCGATGTAGGGCGGGGGTTGTCATACGGTTCAATGCCCTCGGGCCACATAAAAGTTTCGCCAAAATGAATCACTTCTTCTGCGTCAAAACCATAACGATGCGACAACTCAATCATCTTGTTTTCTGGAATGTTCTCTAAATAATCGTCTTGATGACCGGGAGAGTCAGAAAACCAAATTGTATAAGCGGTGCTCTGGGCTTCGACCTTCTTTCGGTGATCTCGGACCTTTTTCTTCAGACGGTCATCCGTCTTCCGGGGCGGGGGTTCAAACCAACTGAGTATCTTTTTTATTAACCAGAACATTCTTCGACCTCTTCTAGGTTTGCATAAGACTTAAAACCAAGAATCCGCAAAATTTTTTCCGCATCATCATTAAAAAAATCGAACCGCTCTTGTGAGTTTTTTGTGTAAGACTCATTCCCGTGTTCATCGACTTCTGTTTCCAGCGGTCCATCTAGCCCGTATATATCCATCAGCAGGCTTGTCAAATTAGCGGTCATTTCGACGTGTTGCTTGGTGCTTAAAACCAAGTTGTTTTCATTTTCCATCTATACTCCTTTACGTTTTTTTTGATGGGAACATGGGAGAGTATGATACATCTCATATGGGTGCAAGTGGAAAAGTGCAAAAAATTAGTACTTGACTTTTTAAAAAAAGTATGAGATAATTCCCATACGCTAATTTTCGCCGGGGTTGCGCCCGGTAGTTCTTTAACATTCTAAAAAAGGAGGTTCACTATGAGTGACACTGACGATCATGTATTGCCTAACGGCTTCACTTTCCTTGCATCAACGGCCGGTCATTACGGCTCTTGGGCCAAGGCGACTGACCCGATAACAGCGATTCGGATGGCACACCGCCACAAGGGCGGCAAGAAAAATCCGATTTACGTTGTTTACGGCGAAAATGAAGAGCTATACGTGGACAACATGGGCGGCTTTCGCTGGGACAGAAAAACCCCTCCCACACCAATTGGTTTGTTTACCGTGACTGAACGGTCTATCAAGCCAATGGAAGCAGGGGATTTTGGAGACGAGCATCCAGACTGTTTAGCTTGGATGACAGACACTCTAGAAAACATTGATAACTGGCTGAAAGCCTCCGACTGAGAGAAAAGGGGCTTCGGCCCCTTTTTTACGCTTTCAGTATAGTACTTTTCTGGGAAAAAATATTTTTTTGTAAAAAGTTTTTTTTCAAAATGGTGTTACCACTGTTACCAGTGTTCCATTCCCTTATACAATGGGCCTTGTAGCTGGAACACTAGTGGAACACCACTCGTTTATGGTGTTACCACTTTGAAAATATCCAAAAAAGCATATAGGGGCTAAAAAAAATAAAAAAATTATTTTTTGTTTTGTTCTGAAAAGTTGCTTTGATAAAACGGCTTATTTAGACTCCGGGGTATGGCAGAAACTTTGAAGAAAGAGACCCGGGGCCGTCCGGCCATCAACGAGAATACGCGCCTTACCGGGAAGCAGATCAAATTTGTAGAGCTTGTCGCTACGAAGGGCGACATGGAGACCCTGCAAAACTTAGCGATAGAGGCGGGGTTCGCGAAGAGTGGGGCGCATACCCGGGCTTACGAAATGCTTTCCCCCAAAAAGTCACCTCACATTGTACGAGCTTTAAAAGAACGGCGTGCGGAACTAAATGAGAAGTACGGGGTCACGTTAGGCCAACATTTAGCCGACCTCGGACGCATTCGCGACCGTTCATTGTCGGAGAATAATTTTGGGGCGGCCGTTCAAGCAGAGAAAGCGCGAGGTATGGCAGCCGGTCTATATGTCAGCAAATCAGAAATCCGTCACGGCTCGATTGACCAAATGAGCAAAGAGGAAGTCGAGAAAGCTTTGAACGATTTAAAAAAACAACTCGGAGAGCGTGTCATTGAGCACCAAAGCGAACGAGTCGAGCTTTTGGAAACGACTGAAAAAACGCATTGAGTCAGAACCTGGGTTAGTTGCGACCCGGATAGAAAACAGCAGTACGCCCGGCATCCCCGACCTTTTAATTTGTGACCGCAAAAAAAACCTACACTTGATTGAATTAAAAGTTTGCTCGGGCAACAAAGTAAATTTGAGTCCGCACCAAGTAAGCTTTGCAACCCGTCACCAATGCGCCCGGGTTTGGGTACTTGCAGAAAAACAAAACGCGACCGGCTCGGCTTGCTATCTGTACCGCTCGAATAGTGTGTTACAGCTTGCGGGTTCTGACATCAAAATGACCGCGCCCGACTTAATTTTTGACCTCAAAACCGATTTTAAAAATTTTATTTGTTGGCTAGAAAACAGCACCAAACTATGGGATAGTTCAGATACACCTATAACAAAGAGTGCTGACAATGAAACAATACCCCGAAAAACTACTAGACCGTTCGCAAGCTAACCTCAAGCTTAAAAAGACTCAAAACGACGTTTTTAACCCGTTCGACTTGCCGCTATACGTGGCTTCGCTTTCACTGTTTCCCGATTCGATTACCTGCCCGGGGAGCAAGGCGGCCGGATGTATGGACCCGTGCCTGAAAGAAACCGGGAACGGCGCAATCTACCCGGAAGTGAACGAAGCTAGAAAAAGAAAAACGCAATTCTTTCACGAGCGGAAAGACGATTTTTTAAAACTTCTCAAACACGAGTTAAATTTACACGACCAACACGCGAAAAGAACGAACCGAAAAGCCGTGGTGAGGCTCAACGTTATTTCAGATATTGACTTTGAAAATTACGGTATCCCGCAAGCTTTCCCGGATACTTTCTTTTATGACTACACGAAAAGAGCCGCTCGGCTCACCAAGCCGCGCCCGGATAACTACCAATTAATATTCAGCTACAGCGGCCGCCCCCAATACCGAAACCAAGTTTTAAAAGCTTGGAATACTGGCGTTCCCGTCGCCGTTGTGTTCCGGGGACCAATGCCTACCGAGTTTTTAAACCGGCGCGTGATAAACGGGGATAAGTCCGACTTGCGGAACGTGTACGCGAAAAACTGCATAGTCGGATTGTCCGCGAAAGGGCCAGCAAAAAAAGATTACAGCGGCTTTGTAGTTGATACCGGGATTATTGCCCGGGCCGCATAACCGACTTTTAAAAACTTGAATATCCCACTATCCCATAGTAGGATTTATTCGCGGCTTAATTAAGGCGGCCGCCGCTCCGCCATAAATAGGAAAAACGACATGCTAGATACAACACTAGAAAACAAAACCGGAACGCTGGAATCTATTCTTCGAACGATTAGCGACCAAGCCGCCCGGAAACAGGATTATATAGCTCCGACGAACGGCCTACAGGTTCAAACGACCGAGGGAAAAACTTCTATTGTGATGGAAGCCGAGCACGGGGAGCCTACCCGGTTCTTTGAGACCAATGAGGTAGCGTTCGGCCAACTGGCGAACAATTGCGATATCGACGTTAGATCGGCGCGACGTTTCCGCGATAACGAAAACTATTCGCCAGAATTCGATGCACTCGTAAACAAGGTTTTAGTTAATGAGCCGAAAAATAAAATGCTTCGAACGTTCGACGGCGATACCCCAATTTGTAGGGCGATTGTTAGCGACAAGTTTAAGACGTTTGATAACGTCGATTTGGTACAGGCGGCACTCCCCCAATTGATAGACTCGGACGCCAACTGGAAAATCGTGAACGGTACAGTTACGGATCAACGTCTTTATATGCGCCTCAAGTCTGAAAACCAGATAGCCGAGGCGGCCATTGGGGACGTTATGGCAAATGGCATACTTTTAAAAAATAGTGAAGTCGGTCTCGGTTCCGTTGAAGTCTCCCAATTGGCTTGGACGTTATGGTGTTTGAA